CTTGATAGAATATTTGACTGTAAATTCTCGGTATTGATTCCGGAAAGATCAGTCCCCATACTCGGGGTGAGAATATCTGGGGCGAACGTAGTCGCCACATGAACCACTGCAGTATTCTCATCGTGCATTGGCATATCGTGGTCTGGTGTAATTTCAGTAGGGGAAGTAATACCACAAACGGAGCCCCTGCTCCGCTTGATCTTGAGTGCACTCGCAAACGCGTTGTTTGCTTTCAGTTCCAACTGCGGTGACGTGCCTTGCGCATTGCACGTCCAGTAAATTTCGTCGGAAATCGCTTGACCTTCAGGTGTGACGCTTTGCCACTTTCTTGTCGCTTTACGCCCGACATGGCGTGGCCCTGCTTCACAATACAATGCTCCATCAATAGTTGAGGCAGCGGACCAAACAGCTAAAATGTTATTATGATATTCCACATCAATATCCTCATAGCGTGGTCTAGACATCAGCAAAGGTCCGCAAAAATCGATGAACTCTTCAAAGACCTCGCGCCCGTGCAGATACATCTCTCTCACACAGGATTGAAGTGCTTGATAATCTCTTTCCTCACGAGATACAGCCACCGGAGTGGAATAACACAATGTCTTGTAAATAGAAGTCAAGGATAATGGCGCCTTCCACCTACCATCTTCTAATCTAAAACCTCTTTTCAAGAAACTACATTCCTCAATACTTTGCAGCATGATAGGTCTTCCATCTTTCCTGGCCGATGTGATCTTATATCCCATGGATGCGTTGTGTTCCACCAGGAACTCACCGGTGATCACACCTCTAGCCTCTTCACTCAATGCCAGCAACAAATCATCTCCGACCGTTCCGACTCTACAATGAAGCCTGGGAGATAAGTTTGCTTTGAATAGTGCAGAATAAGAAAGGACTACTGTGGCAAAACAATTATAAAGCAAAGTGATATATAAACCTGAACACAGCTTTGAATTGCACATTGAAAAGGCATTCTCCATCTTCAAAATGTATCTGCTACAACAACGGACCAGTCGGGATGTCATCAACTTTTCCTCCTCGGTATAGCCTATTTTCTCAGCCACATGGTAGCAATAATAGGCAAACAAGTCTGCCATCAACCCACCATGTAAAAGATCAAACGTCTCTTGGTCAGCTTCAAAAATGGATTTTTCCAAGCCAAAGACTCCCAAGAACTTAACGAGATCGTCCCAGTCGCTGCATCCAGGATTTATTCCGCCAAAGAACCCAGTGATATCCTTATTCTTGAACAAGTATGACATAATAGGAGACACAAACGCCTTCAACAAAACATTCAACTCAACCTCACACACATAGAAATACCTACACTTGTTGGAATCTATCTTAGATTGGGTCACTGGCTCCTCTTTGATCGTAGCTTCTGCAGCCCAAACAGGAGAATAGCCTTCTTCTATCTTCTCAAAAATGTCTAACATTCTTTGCATTATAACAGGGCTAACCTGCGATTCTCTCGTTTCTTCAATGTTCTCAAACGCTTTTGTCTTAGAGATTCCCTTGAGACGAGCAATCAATCCAACTGACTTGGAAGTGTCCTTTGAATTAACATATGTGCTCTCAGGGCTACCAAGTAATGCAGTATACAGGTTAAGGGGGTGGAACTTCTCGTCCAGAGTCGGGAGAATAGCTAACATTTCGTCAACAGCCTTCCAAGCGAACTTCTGATC